TTGAATCTATGCTAGTAATTGTAAATTCTATTCTGTTATTTAAGTCAGAATTTAGCTGCGCAATATCTGTGTGTGCATCTGCAATTCCCTGCTCCATATGATTAAAATTTTCTGCGGATAAAGGCGTATTTCCTTTTACCCATGTTTTCTTTGTGTATGCCATTATTATTTCTCCTTTCATTTAACAGCAATAAATCTGATCCTCACTGTTACTGCAGCAATAGATCATCTGTCCCTTTACAAGCTCTGCCGTTACGTATTTTGTTGTTCCATCTAATTGTGTCAATACAAGAGTTGTTCCGCTCGCAGAAATTCCTGTAATCGCCTTATTTGCGTCTGTCTGTTTTGCAGCCGTATAACCTAACGCTGTGTTTACGTTTGATGCCGTTATTTCTCCTCTGATTGTTGCACTGGATTTATTTTCAACACTTCCTAATCCTACTTGAGACTTTGTGACTCCGTGAGGATTGTTTTTGTTTCCTGTGTGATTACTCACATAGTTTTTTATTTTATTCCACAGCTTTAAAAGCCCTGTTTCATCTAAATAACTTGCCACATTAAACACCGTCCTTTATGTAAGATTTGCGTCCATCCATGTATTTGTAATTGCAGCAATCTGAAATTTTTCCCCTAGAGCATCCCACGCTTTTCCATTCCATGCAACATTCATCCCTGCAGCTCCATAAGATGATGCTGCTGCAATATCGTAAACATCTCCTGTTGTTTGTCCAGATGTTGGTAATTTATCTTCTGTTGCCACGGATCCTTTGTATTTATAAACACCTGTGATTTCAGATTTCTTTGCATATGTACTTGATAGCGTTGCATTTGTTGGTAACTCATCGATCTTCTTTTTATCTGCCGCAGTCATAAGCCCATGTGAAGATTGCGTCGCATCATTGTATGTCGTATTGTTATCAGGCGGAACACTCCATGTTCCGTCTGATCTTAAATACCTATTAGCTGCACCTGCTGCAGGTGCTGGTGCCAATCCGTGTGTACCTGCTGCGGATGTGGTTGCTCCTTTCATATCGCTATACGTGGTATTATTATTATCTGCACCCCATACTGCAGTACCATCCGAATCCCATCTTAAGATCTGTCCAGCACTACCACCAGATGGAATATGTTTGTTTCCGCTTGTCGTAGGGTGCGTATATTTATTCGCTCCTTCTGCAATTCCTGCGAGCTTTGTTTTTTCTGCTGTTGTATAATCATTTGTAGATAATCCTTTGCCATCTACTTTGTCTACTTTATTTGCGATCATATTCGTTATCTTTGCTACTATCTTCTGCCAGAGATATAAGACTCCGTTTTGATCAAGATAATTATTATCTTCCATTGTTTTCTCCTTTAATTTAAGATTCCCTCTAAAACTTCATTTGTGATTGGTTCCAGGCTTAATCCTGGAAGGTTGTACATTTCTGTTCTAACTTCACTTATCTGAGCCTTTAAATTTACAGAATCGTTTACCTGTTTGTCTGTCAATGTACTGATTGTTCTTCCAAGAGTTATTTTATTATTTGTTGGATTCTCAAGATCTAGTTCATATTTACTTACAAGATAATACGTACTCACATCTCCAAACGTACTCATGATTCCGTGTTGTGTCGAAATACAAGGAACAAGATCTCCCAACCTGATAGAATTTATATCTACATCAATCATATGAAGATCCACTGCAGTAAGTTCAATTGTAATTGCCAGATTGATACACGTTTGCAGATATTTCTTGGCTTCTTCTAATAATGTGTCTGGATCATAAATATCCGAAAAATCAACCTTATCATAAATCCATCCATATAAATTTACCGCTTCTTGGTTATATACATAATCTGTCCCATCATGGCCATTTGCCGCTTTAATATCGACATTTTTATTATCAACAACTGCTCCCAGCGGGATGATCGCTGTTTTAATATCTTCTGCCTTCGAATACTTCTTTAGATCAAGCAGATTCTCTCCAAAGCGGATCACTTGATTACTTACTTTCCCATATTGTTTTACATAGTCAAGATATCGGATTCCGTTTTCATGCCTTACTCGAAGATAGCCGTCATATTTACCTAAAAAATTAGAACTAAGAAAATCCCATGTCTTTTCATAGTTCGTAGACAATTTTGTAATGGTTACGCTATCTATATCAATTACTCCAATTGTAAAACGCTTTTCTTCTTCTACCTGCGCGTTATGTTCTTCAATTAGCCTTTTGAATATTTTGACATTTGTATCTGCCTGACCTATTTCTGTTGTTTCGGTACCATAATCATGTGCACGTTGTACTGAATCTAACAAAAAAGCAAGCTCCCCTTCACAGGAAATCTGGCCAGTGTTTTTGAAGTCTTGTTCATTTGTCAGACTTCTTCCAGAAAACAATAATTCATCATCCTCATACACTTCGATCTTAGATTTTAATTTGTTTATGCCATTTACATGAGGATGTGTTGAAAGCATACCAAAATCTAGATTCCCCGTTTTGTTTAACTCCAATGAAATTTTCGGTGAAAGCACTTGATAATCCGGATCACGAATATCATGCAGCACTTTCCCATCACACAATATTCTATACATTTACAAACTGCCTCCTCGATAATCGATTGAAATAACGCCAGTTCCTTTGAACGTTAAAATATTATCTCCTTCCGTCAACCAGATGTTAAATACTTTATTTCTACCTGCGAGAAGTGAATATTCCGTATCATTGAAACTGACTTTCATTGCCGTATTACATTCAATCACTGGAATGACTCGTTTTCTTCTTCCTGAAATACATAACTGATACTCTCCATCGACTTTAATATCCTTATATTCTCTTATAATATCTGTTTCAAAATTAAAGGTATCCCATTTCCAGTCTTCAAGGGATGAATATCTTTCATACTTATACGGATCGACATCTCCTGAAATCACAAGTTTTCCATTTACTCTGTCAGTTTTTTCAACATCAATTGTGAGTCTTCCAATATAATAAAAACTAGGATCTGTATCGAATATGATCTTCACCCTCTTACCCACAAGATAATTTGCAATTTCAGAAATACACATTCCCCACTGAAAGAAATCTTCGTCCGGAGTTTCAAACTCTAAAGAGATGTTTCGGTTTTTATACTTCACATCTCCACCAGTAATTGCTTCTGTGATATCCAGTGTTCCGTCTGCCCCTGGAATATCCTGTTCATAAGTTTTTGGCTCTGGAAAACCAAGAGTGATCGCAGTCCATCCAAGGTTCCAATCTCTCAATGTATGTTTTTCTCCAATCATTACTCCTAATGCTCCGCCTGCCATTTTACACACCTCCTCTTGATTTTCTGGTTGCAATCGTATTCAGCTCTGTATCCATATACGGAGCAATCATTCTTGTAATTTCTCGTCCATCTACGATCACTGGAACTTCAATTCGTTCTGGTCCAGTATAAACTACTGATGGCGCTCCATCAGATGAATCTGCCTGCACAACTGGCTGCATCCTTGTTGTGATCGTCTGCATCTGCAGGTTGATCGCATCCTGCATCCTTGACTGAATATCTTGAACATTCAACTTCGCTTTCGCAAATTTCTGTGCCATGTTCTGAGAAATCGTTCCCATTTGTTTATACAGATTTGGCGCTTCTTTTTCATGTCCTTTGATTGCTCCCTGAATATCATAAGAACCAATCTTTGCAAATTCTCGAGATGGGGAATGAATCTTAAGTGTCTTTTTGGCTGTCTTAATAATATTCTGACAGATTTTCTTCATGGATTTGCTGAGGTTTCTGGTTTCGCTTTCCATACCTGCAGTTAATCCCTTGGCAATATTAACTCCTGCCTGTTTCATCTCTTTCTGCAGATCATCCGTTACTGTTTTCATTTCAGATTCATAATTTGCCTGAAGTTTTGCGAGATCATCTCCAAAGAAGTTTTCAGAAAATGTTTTGGACATATTCTGCTGCTGATTCCACTTATTAATGTAAGCCTGCTGTTCAGTTTCTGACATATGCTGGAACCATGCCATATAAGCGTTTCCTGCATCAATATCCATTCCGAGAATCTTTTCCATCATAGACTCAGGAATCTTGTTTTCTAGCAACTTCAAGTTCTTTTGATACTTTTCAATGTCCATGATATTCTGATCAAGGTTATAGATATTTCCCCAAGATTGCTGTTTATCAGTTAAACTGTCCATCTTGCTCTTGATGTTGTTATACGCTTCCTGATATTCATCAGATAAGTCTTGTAACTTTTCCTGTGCAATCTTGTTTAATCGATCAGCTTCTTTCTCAAAAGCATCATTGTAAGCTGCTGCCGTTTTTTCTCCTGCAATTTTTAATTGCTTTTCTTCTGCAGCATTCTGCTTCTTTAACTTTTTCAGCTGTTTTTTTAGTTTTGCTTTTTTCTTTTTATTTTTTGTCTTACTGATCTTATCTTGAAGATTTTTCTCTGTTGTATCGTGCTTCGAAGAAACTTTACTTGTTTGCTGATCAATAATCTCTTGTACAGTTTCTGATGATCTTGACTTGGCTGTGTTGAGTGCTTCGGATATACCAGATACTAAGTTGTTCCCAATATCGGAATAATTTCCTTTTTTCGACGCACTCTTAGCTGCAGATAATGCTTCATTTACAGATAACTTCATTTCTGCATTGAGTTCTGTCTGCCCTTCTCTAACACCCTTTGCCACACCTTTTGGAATATTCTTGCCAATCGCATCTTTATATACACGAGATGGAGAATGGATTCCTAAAGCTGTTGCTGTAGCTTCTACCGATGCGTTAGCCATCTCTCCAGAAGCATCTTCCACATCTTTTATATGCTTTCTGATACCTGCTGCCATTCCTAACGGCATCCATTTTCCTACGTCAGACTCCATGACGCGGGATGGGGAATGGATCTTACCTTCTGCTTTTGCGGCTGCAACTGCAGCTCTTACTGCTTCTCTTGCGGCTGCTGATACAGCATCAGAGTTTGATCTGATGCCAGATGCTAATCCAAGAGATAAATTACCACCAACGGATACAAAAGAAGATTTCTGCGCACTTGCTCCGGAAGAACCTGCTTTAGATACTTTTGAACCGGCAGATTTTGCTGTTCCAGACTTCGATGCAATTCCTTTAGAAAATTCCGATGTCATCTTTCCGCCGGCTGTTTTTGCTTTTCCTGAACCAGAAGCAAGCCCTGTTGCGGTTGTTTTGCTGATTTTATCTGCGGCTGATTTTGCTTTACCAGATCCCTTTGAAAAAGAAGATAAATAACTATTAAACGATTGAACTCCGGCACTTGAATTATTCGTAGCAGTAATCTTACTTGCTTTTTTGATTGCTGTACTATTTTTCTTAACTGTAGTAGCCGCTTTTCCTGTTTTGGTTGCAATAGCATCAAATGAGCTTGCTGCAGCTGAATTATCTACCTTGCCGATTTTTAAACTGTTTTTTATCTTTGTTGCCTGGCTTTTTGTCTTTTGTGCCGTACTATCAATAGCTTTTGTAAGACCAAATGCATTCTGATCTCCGGATAAGTCTATCTTTGTTAGTTCTTTGATTGCATCTTGAACCGGCGTCTTTCCTTGTGCAACTTTCGTTGCAAGTTCTGTTGGAATCTTAGATCCATCAATTCCTGCTTTTGTTATTGCTTCCTGGAAAGAAATCATACGACTTAATGCGGCCGCTGCTTCTTTCGGTTTTCCACTACCAGATGTGATCGCATTTGCTAAATAGTCCGGTACCTGTATACCACCTTGCTGTGCCTTAGCTTTCAGATCTTCGAACGTGACAAGATTTTTTACTGCCTGCACAGACGTAGGGACCGCATATTGTCCGGAACTAATTCCTTGCGCTACGCTATCAGGAACTTTAACACCTGCATCCTTTGCCTTTTGGATCAGATCGGTCCAATTGATCGCATTCTGCATCTGTTTTGCAGCACTCTTAAATGATATAGATCCATCAGAAATCCCTTTTGACAGATACTGTGGTATCTTCATACCTTGTTCTTGCATCTTGGCCAACTGATCGGAATTAACTAGATCATCTAATTTGATCAAGCTCTTTAATTCTTTTCCAGATGTTGGATTTGCATAAACACCCTGTTTGATTCCCTCTCCAACAGATTTTGGAATAACACTCGCTTTAATCTTTGCCTGTTTGGCCAGATCATCTAAAGATTTCAGATACTCTGTATAATTTGCCTGTGCTGTATATTTGTCTGTGTATGCAGTCAGTTCTTTTTGTGCTGCATTTAAGTTTTTACCACTTTGCTCAACCGCCTTATTGGCTGTCATCATTGCATCATAGTATTTTGTCAGATCATTAGAAGCTTTCTTATATTCATCACTGCTTGTTGTTATCTTTCCCTGATTTACCTTTGCGGTAACCTGATTCATTTTTTCAACAGCGGCATTATATTTGTTTGTTGCTTCCGTCTTTTTCTTGATAGCTTTTTCATTCTCAATATCGGCTTTGGCTACTTTAGATGCTGCACTTTCCATGCCTTTTTGATAAGCCTTGGCCATTGCCTGTTCTTTCAATGCTGCGATGTTTTTCTTGATCGTAGAAGTAGACTTATTTAGCTTATCTGCTTCTTTGTCATACTCAAGATTCAGCCCTGGTAATAATTCATTTAATTGTTTAACTACACTTACAATCTGTGCTTTTGTCCCAGCGCTCTTATGCTCAACATTCATCAGTTTTGTCAATTTTTGATACAACTGATCTGCCTGAACACCATTTGCACGTGCAGAATCTACATTTTTCTGATTTTCTTTATGTAAGCTCTTGATCGATGCTGCCATCTCTTCTTGTTTCTTTTTGAGTTTTGTGCACGAAGAATAGTATCGATCTGCTTCTGTAACCGCTTTTTTCTGTGTCAGTGTGTATGCTGCGACTCCTGCTACTAAAGCACCTACTGCAACAACTCCTAAACCTACTGGACCGCCAAGTGCTGTACATGCTGCATTAAAAGCTCCTGTTGCTACTGTCGCAAGAGAAATCTTACCTGTAAAGATTCCAACAACTGTCTGCAATGCGGTCAAACCACCCTGTTGTGCCACTAAGGTGATTGCATTTGCCTGCTCCATTGTTTTTAAGGCACTAAAAGCTGTAGTTAATGCTGTAACTCCTTTAGATGCAGTGTTGAAAACCTTAACTCCGGCCCAGGCACCCATGAATGATGTTGCAAGTGGAATAACTACACCCATGTTGTCCCCAAGCAGTTTTGTAGAAGTGGCCAATACTTTTACTCCACCTTTGCCAGCTACCATAGCCACTTTTCCAAGATTTTCAACCGTATTTATAGCTTCCTTCGGAACAATCTCTTTTATTCCACCTTTTTTCAATTTGTTAGATAAAATCCTTAACTGTTTTGTCCCAACACCAACGGCTTTTGTTAAAGGTGTCTTAATATCTTCATAGATACCAATCCCCACCGCTTCTGCTGCCGATCCAAGATCATACAATGCTCCCTGCAGATTATTGTTCATGACATCTGCCTGTTTCTTGGCTGCACCGGAAGAATTATCAATTGCCTTTTGCAGTTTATTGAAATCGGAATCAGATGCATTTACGATTGCTAACAGACCAGACATTGCTTCCTGTCCTGCAATAGCTGCAGCATACTGGGATTTCTGGCTGTCTGTTAATCTAGAGAACTTTTCTCTCAATTCCGCCATCGTCTGTCTCATTGGCTTCATGGATCCATCAGCTTTTGTTGTGCTGATACCCAAAGCACTCAATGCTGCCGCTGCATCTTTTGGCGGTTTTACAAGTCGTGTCAGGATAGATCTTAACTCTGTACCTGCCTGTGATCCCTTGATTCCGGCATTTGCCATCAATCCAACGGCTGTAGCTGTATCTTCGATACTGTACTTCATAGATCCGGCCAGAGGGGCAACATACTTAAATGTTTCTCCCATCATTGCAACATTGGTGTTAGAACTACTCGATGCTTTAGCCAGTACATCTGCAAAATGTCCAGAATCCTTTGCTTTCAATCCGAAAGCGGTCATTGAGTCCGTTACAATGTCGGATACTGTTCCAAGGTCTTCTCCAGATGCTGCAGCTAAGTTCATGACACCGGACAATCCAGAAACCATCTGATTTGTTTTCCACCCTGCCATAGCCATATATTTTAGTGCTGTAGCTGACTCTGTAGCAGAGAACTTCGTTGTAGCTCCCATCTGCTTTGCTTTTGCAGATAGCTTTTCCAGGTCTTTTCCAGATGCTCCGGAGATCGCCTGGACCTCGCTCATTCCTGCTTCAAAAGACTTGCCTACATCGATCGTCTTTTTTGCGGCCGCCACAGATGCAACTCCAATTACTGCTGCAGATTTTTTCATCAATCCGGCCATCTTTGATGTTGCACTCTCTGTACTTGCTACTGTACTTTGATTAGATTCTTCCCAAGACTTTTTTGCGCCATCTGCACTTTCTTTTGCAGTATCCTTTACCTTTTTATGAGACTGCTGCATCTTCGTAGATGCGGATTCTGTTCCTTTTGCTGCTGAATCAGCTCCTTGTTTGGCTGCCTGTCCTGCTTTCGATGCTGAATCCTTTGCACTCTTTTCTACTTGTTTTCCGGTTTTCTCTGCTGACTTAGCAACTTCTTCTACACTCTTTTGTGCCTGATCAGAAGCTTTATCTATCTCCTGTGCTGTACTCTTAGAAGAAGACTCAACTTCTTTCTTAAGATCGTTTAATCCTTTTTCTGCACCAGAATTATCCAGTTTGGTTTCTATTGTAACTGTACCATCTGCCATGTCTTCACCTCGTCAAATAACTAAAATTCTAAAGTTTCTAAGCTATTTGACGTCCTGGGTGCTCAACCTGCAGATCCAAGCTCTCGCCTGTTCGCTTCTCTTATCACAATATTCCTGACAGATCACCGCCATTTAGCAGTATCTGTGTTATCTCATCCTGCCTCTTCTTTTCTTCTTTGCTTATCTCATCCGGAAGTGCATAGATTTTTTGCATCTCCCTTATCCTTTTTCTCTGTTCTTTGTCAAAATTCTTTAACTCTGCCCCGCGATATCCAATGATCTCACAGATTTTGCAATCATCATGCAGGGCACTAAATAATGACATGAACTTCCACCAATGCAAGAAATCAACTTCAAACAGATCAATCTTATAATCCTGCATAAACCCTGCATTGATATAATCAAAATCATATTCAAAGCTGATCACTTTTTTCTTTGTTTTTGTTTTTGATTGTTTATCTTCCTTACCACAGGAATAAAACCACAGCATTTTTTCCATAGCTTCTTCCAGATCATCCGGAACATTATCTTTGTAAAAGAGCTTTAGCGCATCATAATATTTTGCATTTTGAATCGCATCTTTTTCTTCAATATCGATCTCTTTCATCATCTCTGCTGCAAACTTCTTTTGATCATCTGTAACTTTTTTTCCAAAGATAATCCCTTCAACATTCATGATTGTTCTGAAATCAGCATCAATCTTATATGTTTCACTCCCGATATCTACTGACACCGGGAGTTCTCTTCTGATCATTCAGCTCCTAACAACTTAGACAGTTCATTGACTCTCTTTTCATGATCTGCTAACTGTGAATCTCTGATAGAATAAAGCTTCTTAACTGCTTTCGTTCTTTCTGTCAGATCATGTTTAGCAGTAAAGATTTTATCTGCAGAACCTTCTCCAAATACTGCATCAAAAAACCTACTCATGATTTCTGACTCGTTTGCAACGCCTTCTGGACCCATCATTCCATCTTTTACATTCTTTTCTTCGTACTCTCCAAGTTCCTTCCACATCTCTTTGCTTGCATCATTAAACTTCTTCATCATATCTGCATCCAGAAAATTAAATGCAAGCTTCTCTCCATTCCAAATAAACATATATCTTACTCCTTAATTCTAATTCCAATCTTCGCTTCGCTTTCGTTTACTCTGTCGCTGAATCCGGTGTAAATGTCTTTGTCTCTGTATCAAATTTACCCATAACAGGATCTCCTTTGTCGTGAAGTGTTCCCTCAACCTGTAATTCTCCGTCATTATCAGAGAAACTTGAAATTTCAGCAGCTACGGTAAACATACGTGCTTTGAATACTGTCCCAGTGGTATCTCCTTCTACTTTTTCATCCAGATCAACGCGAACAAATTCACGTTCTGCATCTGCTCCTGTTTTTCTCTCTTTACCAATACTGACCAGATCTTTAATGACCTTTTCGCTTGGAATCTGATCGGCTGTAAATCCGTGCTCACCTTCATAACTTGTAATGCTTGATGTGGATGATTTATCATTGATATATTTTTTGCTCGTTGTCTGTGCTCCTGGATCTTCGTTCAACTCTGTAAAACCAGTTCCCATTAATTCAAACGCTTCAGACACCTTTAAATAAGATGCTTCCTGATAACGCTGTTTTACTGTTTTGCTTGCTGTTTCTGCCATTTTATATTCCTCCTAATTTCTGATAATAAATTAATTGGCACTGAATCTGATACTGTGCTTTAGTCGCATCTGCGTTAAACACATAGCCATTTGTCAGTGCCTGTATTTTAATTGCTCTTTTTCCTTTATCCATTTCCGGAAGTTCGTTATTGATTGTGCATCGTTCCAACCAGTCTGAGAAATCTTCGTAAAACTCTGCTACGTCAATATTCTCTGCAACGTCTGCCCCGAAGTACTCACGGCTTGCCAGGACAAAATTAAAACGGCGTTCTGTGTCACCGTTAATATACCGCCTTTTGATTGGCTGTGATGTTACAGATGCTTCAATCGCATAACTTTTTGTATCCTCCGGAAGATGTTCCACGCCCACCAGATCATCGAATGCTGATAATCCTGGATAGTCCTGGATAAATGCTCTCACACTTGCGATCACACTCATTCTGCTTTACCTCCTACAAAATCTGCAACAGACTGAACAATCTGATCTCCATTGTCTGCCCAACATCTTTGATCCCATTCTTTGCCACGAAGTCCATTCCCTTTGTTCTCGTGATATTGCTTTTGTGCATATGGAGTTACAAACTGGATTGAGTCCACATTTTCTATTGCAGTATCTTTTAATACTCCGGTTAAAAATGGAACATATGGATCCATCTTTCTTCGGAACTCTCCGGTAAAAAATCTTTGTGCGGGTCCACCAACTTGAAGACCTCTTGTCTTTAAGATCTGATCGGGCGAAAGTTCGACTTTAACTTGTGTTCCTATATTTAAGCACCTCCGATTCTCCAATGTGGCAAACTTCCTCTCCGGTTATCCGAAAACGATAATACTTTTCCTGTGTGCTGCTGCTTTAAAAATTCTGATTCTTTCTCAAAATCTTCTAACAATCCTTTTCCAAACAGATCTCCGTTATTGATCGTCCAGTATTTTTCTGCTTCTTCTGCAGATAATTCCCGATACTTATCAGCATCAATGTATTCTTTCCCTTCCGTATCTGCAGATAAAGGAATGCGGATCTGATACATATCTGCAGAACTAAGTCCCTGATCGGTAACAGTTGTCTGCTGCTTTGTGTAAAAACTGACACCTTTGATCTGAGTCTTTAAATAAAGCTTTCGTGCTGTCTTTTTATCAACTCCACGATTGTTATAGATCGTCAGATCTGCATTTGTCATCATATGGTCCACACCCCCTGTACAAGAGTCCCGTATGTGCAAGATAAGGATATGCTGCTTTCTTACAACGATGCTCCACAGTGCCTGTTGTTTTGCTCTGACTCGTCACAAAACTTACGCTGTATCCATCGTTGTTCTCACTTGCAATCTCCCTTCCTGCATCATCTTTTCTCATTCCATCCTGATACATCACATCTGCTATCGCACATGTGGCCAAGCTTACCTCTTCTGGAATCTCTGTCATATCATCGACTCTGGAAAAAGTAAGAAACTTCACAAAGATACTCGCCTTTAAGATCATACTAGGGAAAGCTTTCTCCGGTATGATCTCGCCATGAAATGTATTTTCATAAAAATCCCTGTCTGCATATTCCACCATACCGGATCACCGCCTACCCTCTGGAAATGATTCTTGCGATTGGAATTGCTTTGTGATCGATCACTTTCTTATCGGAATTTGTTTTTCCGTTATCAACCAGTGTCCAGTTAGATCCATCAGCAAGTTCTGCATCTGTTGGGGATTTTGCAGCCATAGATTTTCTAGTAAACGAAATTCCGTATGGTGCAAATACTTTTCTCTGTCTCATATACAGAGTATCTTCTCCACCATGTGTTTTTGGATCACGATGCATTTCATATGGCACCTTTGCGCCGATATCTTCATAGTCAAAAGCCCCATCACCTAATACATAAGTTGTATATTTTGTGTAAGCTTCCTGTGCTGCAACATAACCAGACTCTCCCTTTGTTCCACTTTCTTCTACTGCAGCAACTTCTTCTGCTGGCATGGAATCATCGATCAGAACCAGACGACCATTCCATGTCGCAAGAGTTAAGTCTCTTTCAACTCCATTTGCATCTGTCTGTGTCATGTATTTTAACAGCTTCAGATTTTCAAGGTTTGTTGCTACCGCACTGTGCATGATCGCGATCGTAAACTTAGACTTATTATCTCCTGCTGCTTTCTGTAAAGCTGTATTTAACGTGTCAGCCTGTACAACGTTCTTTACGTTTCCATCTTTGTCAGTTGCTGTTACTTCTGTGATATCAGATGTATGTTTATCAACAAAGACTTTGTTTTCTTTTCCGGTCATTGCAAAGACACCATCCAGAATCTTTACTAATGTTGTCTGATCAAGATCAGCTTTGTAATCATTGACCTGTGCTGCAACATTGTCCATAAAACTTACACCACCTGTAACATCTTCTGAAAAGTCTCGCTCAGTCCATCCTTTCATACGACCAACTACAACAACACCTCTTTCAAATGTGTCTGTGTTTTCAGACTTAAGATCTGTCTCACCATCATAGTTCTGTGCTGCTCCACCGATCAGACCATGCATTGGCAATACTGCATATACTGTTCCTGTCTGAGAACTGAACGTGTTTTTGATATCCTGATTACCTTTTAGGGCTCTGGACTTGATCAGCTCGTTCTTTTTTAAATTTGGAATCCTCTCTGTGTAGGCACCGAATGCCTGAGGATTGAATGATTTAGAATCAAATTTTTCTCCTGCCATTTTTTACTCCTTTATTTAAATCTCTGCTCCGGGATTCTGTTCCATATAGTCACAGAGTTCCGAATATGTCATTTCACTTGGTTTCTTTCCACCAATACCGCCAGAACCACCATTTGTTCCTTTAACGATCGTTGGTGCAGGTTCATCACTTTCGAACAAAAAGCCGTTTTCTTCCTTGATCTGTGACAGCTGTTCATCTAAACCGATGATCTTTCCATCGTTTAATTTCAGTCCATCCATATCAAGTAATGCCTTGACCGCTTTGCTATTTCTAGCTCTCGCTCCTGTCAATGCTGCAGATAATGCATAATCAAATTTCAATTCTGAAATCTGGGCATCTGCATCACTCTTTGCTTTCTCAGCTTTCTCTTTCCAGTCATCTGCTGCCTGCTTGATGCCGTCAATGTCCATGTCCCTAAACTTCTGAATTTCTTCATTTGCATCGTTTACCTGAGTTTCAAGACTTTCTGATTTCAGCTTGTAGCTGTCTCGCTCCTGAGTGATCTTTTCTGATTTCTTCTGTTCTGCTGCGATGTCTTTCCCGTTTTCGGCCATGATCTTATCGATCACTTCCTGGGTAAGTCCTAGCTCTTTTAAAAATTCTGTTTTCATGTTGCTCGTTCTCCTTTCGTATTAGGTTGTTTTAGGCGTGTAACCGACCGCCACGAACCGACTGTTTAAGGTCTGATCAACTGACCAATGTTGTTTCTTTGCATAAAAATAACACCCAGATCTCTCTGCGCGTCTTCTGCAGCTTAACCCTGCTGCCGGGAGATATTTGGATCACCGTCCTTTCTATTCTGTTGACTTCATGCTGCACTGCTCCTTTCTTAAAATTTCGTATAAAAATACCACCTGATATTGATCAGATGGTACATATTTATAGACCTGGCGTTATATCCTTGATTCCTTTCACGGCATTATATACTTTTTTCATCATTGAATTTTCCTGTAAATACTCAAGACCTTTTAATGTAATTCTAACATCACTTGCATTGATTCTTGTTGCTCCTGTGATATCACGTTTCATACTTACACCCTTGATATATCCGACATCAACCATCATCTCTATATATCGTGCCCAGCGTTCTTTGGAAACCCCTAAGGCTTCCGGCCCAACATCGTTGATATCAAATTCTGGATAATCCATTGCTTTTTCCAATGCTGATAAGATTTTATATACAGCTTTAAAGTTATCCATTGTTCTCACCTTTCGCTTTTTCTACTTTATCTTTTATCAACTGATACCATCCATTGTTTTCGTTATCAAAATATGGGCAGTTATAATCTTTGGCCTTTAAGTGTTTGTTTGGTATCTTCCCGTATACTTTGCATAAAGTTTCATAACCTTTTTCATCAAAATCTGCTTTTCTGCATGCATGGCATATTGGTATAGGACTTGTCACTTTTGCCATTCCAGGAAAGTCATCAAAACTCGGACCTATTTCCATTTCTTGTTTCACACCATTTTCATCATAATAATATCCTATTCCACTCATAAAACAGCCTCCGCTTTGATATAGTATCTGTCCTTTTCTTTATTTACACTTTTTATTTTATACTGAAAGCCTCGTTTAAACAACACTTCTTCTTGATTTTTGTATTTTTCAGTTGCGACATCTTTTATATATAAACAGCCTTTATACCCTTTATGGATCTCAATTTCAAGATGAACATTTCTACCCTGATACATTATGTCATGAAAAGATGTAGATGTATAACCTTTATTCGTTAAGGTCATTCCATTCATTCTTTTTATATCCTCTTCGGAATATTGAAAACCTTTTGGAAATGCATTTAAATATTCTGGAATCGTATCACGATGAACTACCATTTTGTGTTCTACAGTACCTTTACTTAATGCAGAATCCAACAGGTCCATAAATCCTTTTTCCTGATCAATTCTTTGCTGTTTTCCAGAATATATTGCACTGTTCACTCGGTTTGCTGCATTACCAGTATATCTCAAGATCGCTTTCTTTTCTTCATTCGTCAGTTTTTCTAACTGTTTAGACATTTGATTCTTAAAGGTATTCTTTCGATCTTGCCATACAGCCTTCTGCGCAACGCTCCGATTGAATCCAACGATATCTCCTGCTTTATTCTTCACTGCATAGATCTGAACTCTGGCAGACTCATATCGCCTTCCTGTTTCCTTGCAGAAAGCTTTCAGTGCTGCTTCCTGTTTCTTTAATCTTACAGATTCTTCATTGAACCGATTCTGTAAAGTATTTTTTAAGGTATCATCTTTCGCTTCACTGATCGCTGAATTATATCCAGCAAGTTTCCTCTTTGTCTCTCTGATCTGTCGTTCATGACCTCTCTGCATCTGACTTGCTTCATACTCTGTAAATTGTTTGTCGTTGTATGTCACGCTCTTTGCAGAATAATTATCGATCATTTCTTGTGTATATGCTTGTGTCGATATGCCAGGAAAATATGCATGGAAGTTGTGCCGGCAGTTCCAACCGCACAATCCTGGTCCTGTTCCATATCCTGTTGCTTCATAGAAGTTTTCATACTTCGGATCCGTTCCAGATAAACAAAAGACCTTCCCTTGCCATACGGCATGTTCCGGTCTTGCTCCTTCATGTGCGGTTGTTTCAACATAATCACAATTCTGATCTTTTGCATACTGCAGATTCATTTCTGCTGCAGTCTGGTTTACTCCGGTAAGTACAGCTCTTCTTACCGCGACATCTAATTTATCGACATGCTGTGACGGATATAAGACTTCTGTTCCCTGCACTGCTGCCTCTTTGATCGCATCTGCAATGGCTTTGTCATAACTAAACGCTCCGGTACTTACTTTCATCTGTGCCTTATTGCATGCCTGGATAAAAGCAGATTGTGTTTTAACAGCTGTTGTCATTGTCAGGTTATCTAATTCCTGGCATGTCTTTCTGACGTTTGCCTGCAGAATCCTTTGCATACCATTTGACTGTTCAAGTTTAACAATGGCTTCTTTCCCTGCCTGTTTGTAATAGACAGCTTCATTTTTTAAGTTTCTGACTCCTGCTTCCTGGTACATCCGCTCAACTTCTCGATTCTGGTACCCCGATACCTGACTTACTCGCTTGATCGTATCTTTATAAACAAGACCTGCATTCTGTAAAACCTCCGCCTGATGCTTTGTCGATTCGGATACATTTCCCATTTTGACGATCCTTTTTGCCATATCAGATATGATTGCTATTGTCAGAGTATCTATAATACCAAGTAACTGATCAGAGAAGCGTTCCAAATACTTCGGATCAAGCATCTGTGATCACCTACTCTTCCTGGATATTGAAGCGATCATCCTGTACCGGCATCATTTTCAATGCTTCTTCCTCAGAAACGCCATACTTGGCCGCAATGTATATTTCTTTTCGGATCAGTCCTGCTGTTGCATCCTGCTGCATACTCTGCAGTTCCTGTTCTTTGTCGATCACAATGGAGTCATCCCAATCAAAACTGACCTCATACTTCTTACCGCCATTTAGATTTGAAAGTTGTGCGATCACATCCATTGCATAGATTAATTGTTCTAATGCTTTCTGCAAAGCTTTTTGAATATCAGATACTGTGCTGTATGATCGTTGTTTACTTGTCTTAATCTCTTCTGCAGTCTTATCAACTGTGTTCAGATCGCTCAGAGTTCCATATGCCAATCCAGAATTAAACTCTACCCTACGAAGAATCGCATTAAATCCATTGATAAGGCTCTCATCACGGATCGGCGGTGCAAATACCTTGTACTGCTCCTTATCATCGTCAAAATCCATCATTCGGAAAAGTCTTTCTTTTCCTTTTGGAAGGTCAAATTCTCCGTTTTCTTTTCGCTTAAATAAGCTAACGTCTCCATCAATTGCTAATTCAGATCCCTCAAATTCCCATAATATCCTCGTCCATTGATAATCCGCTTCTTTGATGTCATCTACCGCTCTGGAATATACAGATACTCCCAACGGAGATGAATCATCAATATTGTTTGCGTTTGGAATCTTAAAGTATGCGAATAACGGCTTCTTCACGTTTATGATTGTCACTGCTTCTTCAAGATTGGCCCACTCTGGTACAGCACTAAGCGGTACTTCTTTTCCCAATACCTCAACATTATCAAGATCCTGCCTTACAAAAGCCTTATTCATAATATGATATGTCGTGTTCTCATCGTGTTGATGATATTCCAGTCTTGTATATACCTGTTTCCCGATCGTTACGGTTTCCATAAAAACCGCTGCAATAACTTCCCCTCTGGAATTGAATTTCGTTGGGAAAAAGTGATCAGCTTGAACCATGTCAACTTCTATATGCCCGTCGGATACATAAGGCTTCATTGCAAGTCCACCCTTTGCACAGGCATATTCGGTATATGTTCGTATGTTCTCGATCACAGTCTGATATTCATCATTTATGAAATTATTTCCTGTGATTTCTGTCTTTAGTTCTAACGTAACAAGCCTTGCAAATTCTCCAGCAATGGCAGCAGGTAATCCGCAAAGCTTTAGATCTTTTCTTTTCCACGGCGGTTTATTTTTATACATCTTCGACCAGAGATCAATCTGTCTTGCCATTTCATCCGATACAGCAATATCAACTCCGATCGCATCCTTAATGTTTTCTTTTCCAAGCATTTTTCTTATCACCTGCCTTATTCGCTCAATAATTTCTTTTATCATTTAATCAACTCCATTTTCGTTCACGTCTTACGATCGTGTAAGCAAAATATCTCACTGCATCCATGCAATGATCATGCTGCTTCACTGGTTTATCTTCTCCACGTTCCAAAGCTTTATCATCCCAGATGTAAGAGCCGAACTCTTTGATTGTTTCTTTACAATTCTCTGAGAACAGCAATAAACCAAGATTTAATAAGTTCCCGACAAAACGGATACCATCAAGCACATCATTCTTTGCTTTCTTAACCTTAAATCCTCGTTTCTTAAGCTCTGCGATAAAGGATGCTGCTGCCGGATCGACAATGATCGATTCAACATTGATTCCTTCCAGGAACTCTTCCATGTCATCCGCGTACTCTCCATCTGTCTTCTGTGTAGTCTCATCTCGGCCAGAATAGTAATATTCTTTCGTAGCAACCCACTGACCTTTCTGGTTCTTCTCCCATAAAAGATATACTGTAGCATTCTGTGTACCATAATCGACACTGACGTATTTACTGCCGATTGTTGATTGTTTTTCTGATGTGACATGCTTTTCTACATCAAACATGTCATAGATGATTCCCTCAGCTACGGCCCACAGACCTAAGATATATCGTTTGTAAAACACCCCGGTATACATTGCCCGGTATCGTGCTTTAATTCGCTCAGATAGGCTCAGATTGTCATCCATCGTGAAATGCAGATAAACAAGTTTCTTTTCATCTGCACGATCGATCCAATTGGTTTTAAACCAGTGGTACGGCCCATCTGGGTTACAGTTAAACCAATACTTAGATCCATCCACAGAACAACGTCCTGTTGCCTGGTTAACAAAAGATTCAGGCATCAATGCCACTTCATCGAAAAAGACTCCTGCAAGTGTGATACCCTGTATCAAGTCCTGTGATCGCTCATCCTTGCCGCCAAAGATATAGAAGTAGTTCTCTTTGCCACCTCTCCGAATAACAACTAAGTTATCAGCTCTGTGATCTTCGACATGATACCCTCGACTCTTAAGCATGAGCTTTAACCAGAAAAGTACGTTTCTCCGGAAAGAACCAATTGTCTTACCGCACATACCGAAATTCTGGCCGTTGAATGTTTCCATTGCCCACATTGCAAAGGATAAACACATAGAAACAGTTTTTCCCGATCGGATAGCTCCATCTGCTATGATTCCATCCTGATCATGTACGGGTGAATTTGGTAGCCACCATGTAAGTATCTTCTTCTGCTTCCTACTAAACGGACGAAACTTAAAGACAGCTTTCTTTATTCTTCTTCCCATACATCCGCCACCTCACCTTTTAAGGCTTCGATGAATCCATCGTCTTCTGTCTCTTCTTCAGATGTTCCGGACATGATCGCTGTCTTAGCTCTAATCTGCTCAATCTTAGCTTTCTGTTCAGCTGTAGCAATATCCATATGATCTGCAAGCCAGTCGATTGCCTTCATACGATCTGCAAGCTTTACACTCACACCATCACGACCCTGCTTCACTTCTGTGATCAGAGTCCCGTCAACTTGATCTGACTCTTTTAGCCGGACACTGTTGACCATCCTCGGACCATAATCAGTTTCAATTTCTTCCTGGCCAAATGACATAAAATCATTCATATCTGCAAATGCAATGTCCATGTACTTCTGAAAGATATCTTCCTGCTTAAGCATCTCTCTGTTCATATGATTCTGCTTTAACTGCTCAATAGTTTTTCTGATCAACTGATTCTTCATAAGCCTGCTTCCTAATACGGCAGCAGATGCATAAGTACATCCTGGATAAGCTTTCATGTAAGCTTTCGTATAATTAAACATTCTGGATTGGTACAAACAAAAAAGCTGCTGCTGATCGGTAAGTTCATCGTTGATCACGACCTGACTTACATCCTCCGCAACGGCTTCTTTTTTGTGTGCACCCTTTTTATTTTGTGTGCACCCCTTTTGGATGCATCCTGTCTTTTTGTTCCTCGACCATGCGTATCGTTTCTTCCACGATTTCACAGTATTTATCGAGACTCCATACTTGGCAGCAATGTCTTTATACTTCATTCCGGCTACATAATCGGATTCTGCCAATATGTAGTTTTTTTCTTCATTCAAACATTACCACCTTCTTTCTTATTTCTTAAATGGACCTCCGGGGACTCGAACCCTGGACCGATCGGTTATGAGCCGACTGCTCTGACCTGCTGAGCTAGAGGTCCTTAAATTTATGCACGAAAAAAGCACCCGAAGGTGCTTAATTCAATATATTTTGAGATTTGATTAACCTTTTGTTGTACGCGCAACTCCTAATATATTAGAAATTGCATCTTGTAATACTCGTGAATAATTAATTCCCGCTTTATCGGCTTCTACACTCATCCAATATGGAATTGTACAGTTTTTCTTAACTGCTTTATTATCCACTCTCTTTCTGTACTCTGTAAAGTCTACATCTACAAGTGTTACTGTGTCTCCTGCTTCTACATTTTGAGCTTTTGAATTTGGTTCTGGAAGACTTTTTTTCTCATCTTCCATATCAATCCCCATCAATCCAATAGCATCTCTGGCCATTTCCATAGCCTCTGCTATTGTATCGCCTTCTGTAGCGATATCAAAATCAGGGATTTCTACATAATACCCTTCTTGATCCGGTTTTAAAATAACCGGATACGCTACTTTCTTTGCCATGTTTCCATTCCTCCTAAAATCTTGCCGTTTGATCCTTTTTTCATTTTTGTTTTTCATGAATCCACCAAGTCTGGGGCTTAAAGCCCCAGTTTCTTGATAATAGATTTAGCTAATCGCTCCTTAATCTCTGGATGTCTTGGAATTGGCTCAATTCTGTTACCATCTGTATATAGATCATGGTTCCCACCATTCCGTTTTAAATACCATCCATTTTTTTCAAGGAGTTTAATCAAATCTCTTCTCTTCATGAAAAACTCTCCTTTTTTTAATTTATATGTTTATTATACGTACAAAATGCGTATAAGTCAATAATTTTATGCGTATTTTGTACGTATTTTTATTAGCAAGAAAAAGGAACATTTATGAAGTATCGCTTCATCTAATCGCTCTAGCCTATATATTAGCCTATTTTTTGCGAACGTGACCGAACATTTTCTAATTTTCTTGAAAAAATCTTGTATTTCTCATTCTACAACTGTCTTCTGTATAAGCTACTCGCCTTTTAGGGTGTAACTGATTCATCTTATGTGCTACCTGCAGCCACGTCATGCCATCAATGTAATAAAATCTAAACATCATTCTTAGTTCGCTCTTCTCAATGCTATTTATATATTCTTCCGCTTGATTCATGAGTTCCAGAAGTTCATTTTCTTTTTCGATCAACATAGCTTTTCGTTTATTAAGCAGCAGCCTCTTTCTGCTAAGTTCTGGTACTGGCATACCTTCCACCACAAAATGCTGTATTCCACCCATGCCACCGCTTACTGTGTCTTTTACCGTTCCTTCTTCTGCAATTCTGAAGATCTGCTTTTCAGTCTCTGTGATTCTTCTCCTTAAATCTTTAATTTCTTCTTTCATGTCACAATATTGGATCAGTACGTTCTTGTCCACGTTCTCCCCTCCTGTTACGATTTATTATCTGCTGCCTTATCCGATCCGCCATCTCCTGATACTCTTGCTTGTATTGCGCCCGATCGGCACAAATGCCCATGCAGATTATCTCTGCACAGGCCTTGCATGGATCTACCATATCTTTCTTCCACCTTTTTGCTTCATCAGGTTTCTTTTGTAAAGCTTTCCTTTGGTCGTCGAATAGTATTTGTCTTTATCTTCTTTCTTTTTCTGTCTGATCGCCTGCATGCTTAACTTCCATGCAGTAAATTCAGTACACTTTCTTCGGCATTCAACTCGTTTTTCTCTTTCTCCACCATGATCACACTTGAAACATGGACAATCTTGATATCCCATTTATGTATCACTCCTTAATTACTCCTGTCAGCTTATCGGTAATTGATGGTCCAAACAGCTTGTTATACAATTTATCAATCTCTGTATCATCTAAAGTTTCAAGAAGTTCGCCAGCACTATCACTACATTCTTGATAAATTCTACATTCTTCTTGATTGCATTTATGCCTGCTACAATGCTTATTTAATCTCCATATCTTCTGCTCCCTTGTCATAACTCATCCCTCTCTTTCGCTGCCTGACATAAAGTCATTACTGTTGCACCAGCTACTGATCCGATGAATAATCCACTTAAAAATCCAATGATCATAAATTATCCCTCCATTATGCTTTCAAATTTTTCAATCTCTTTCCATCCCACAATCGGTTCTGTAAAGTTTGTATCTACATCTGTAAATTTCGGGCCATTACCAAAGTCGTTGTAAAACCCAAATCCAAAGTCTTTTTTATACTGTAATATTGTAGGTTCTGTTTCTTTGCCCTCTTGCACTACATGAAAATATGCATTTCTTCGCTGTTCTACATTAGGCACATCATCTGGATTCTTTCTTAAGTCGTGCCATCGGTATTTTCTTTTGTATTCTCTTAGCTCTTTCAGTTCTTCCAGCCAATCCGCAAGCCGTCCATACCCTATCGAGCAATTCATACACACAAAACTCATGTTTCTGTCTGGGTTCTCATAACAAAACTGACATCTTATAGCTTTTTCGTATTTCCTTGCTGATAATTCCTTTGTTTGTTCGATAGCTTCTTCTAAATTCATCTCTTCTAAATTCATCATTACACCTCGCTATTTTCTAATTGTTCTTTCGCCAATTTGAAGGCCAGCATGTATAAGTCAAGTATTCCTGTCGATCTTTTACCAAAATCATCAATGACTTCACAAATGTCCGGATCAATCTCTGAAAGCTTTTCATATCCATAGTGTCCGATTCCTCTTTCTTCTGTAAAATCATCAAAGACATCTTCTAAAAATTCTTCGACTATATCTTCTTCTGACATAAACTCGTCTTGATCGTCTATAGCCTCATCATAAAGATCGTATTCTTTTATGTATTTCATAACATCTGCTTTTGCTGTTTCATAATCATATGCAAAAATTGGTCTATTATGGCAGATTATTTTTTCATCAAAATACCCGATATTGTCTGTGAAATCCTCAAACTTATCCCAGCACATATTGCAATAATTTGCTGCAATTAATTCTCCAAGATCGCCAGAAATATGCAATCTGTAAAAATCCTCTTCAAAGAGAAATCTGATTCTGTAATGCGAACTATTTGGTTTTTTAAAGTCTAATATCTTTATGTTCCCTAAATCTGTAAACGTCGCTTTATGATCCTTGAAATTCTTTTTTTCTCTTTCTAAATTCATAATCGACACCACCTTTCAAATTCTGTACTGTCAATATCGTCATATGTAAAACCACCCTCTCGTTCTACTTCTTCAACCTGTTTTGATGATAACCCAAAAACATTGATCAACACCCAGCTCTGCTCGTGCATATGTCCTTTATTATCTAAATTCTTAGGATCTTTGTGATATTTAATACAGCTTTTTGCATACCGTATCTGATATTTAATTCTTTCTTGGTTCCAAGTGTCTAAGATATTACTGTTCATCATTTACTTACATACCTCCTAGTTACTGTGTTCTTCCATTAATACCAGCTTTTTCACATGTGAGCATCTAAATATGCAGCTATTAGATTCTCTGGAAGATTCCGTTTCTGTAGTAAAATAACGCTTATCTGGGAAATACAAATTCGGGTTGCTTTTGAATTTTTCATCCCTCGTCTTATACAGGTATCCTTCTTCTACTTTATCGTAGACTAATGTGATTCTGACATGCTTCCCTAAGTATTTTTCTAATTCCGATCTCTTCATTGCTCTTCTCCTTAACTTTCTTTAACAATTACTGATCTTAATGACTCTCTGCCCTCTGTCGTACTGATTAAGTATTTTTTCCAACACTTCCACCGCTTCTGCTCTTGTTGCGCATTTTTTAATAGTATATAGGTGATCTAATGTTTCGAACATTACTCCATATTCGTCAAATGTTTTTCTAACAAATAACCTCGTAGCCTGTTGTGTATTTACAACAAGTGTCTCATTAATCTTTATTAACACTTAAATCCTCGCTTTCTTCTTTTAACAAAAATGAAATTCCAACTGCTCCGGCTCTGGTTCCCATTTATCTTCCCATCTCACTCCGATGTAATCTAAGACACGTCCCCATCCAAATCTTTCTCCTGTTTCTTGATCTACACAACACCGATACATCCAGAACTCCCATTCCTTTTCGTTACGTTCTCTTAACATATCGAACCGATGCGGCCTTTTCTCGAGATGAACTCCGAATCCACACATCGAGCATCCTGTTCTTTGTGCTTTTGTCGTATACAGCGTTCCATCTGCTTTCCTTGCGATCTCTCCATAGATTTCTGGTACCGGTACATTCAAATCTAATGCAAGTTGTAGTAGATCCTGTCGTAAGAATGGTGCAAATGGTGCTGATCGAATGACCGATTTCCCGAAATAATTGCATCCGTGCTCTACTAATGCTTCTTCTCTCTGTCCACCTTCACTTGCCATCAGTCCCAGGAACGGCGCACTGTTGTTTTCTTTTGCGTATATCTCACATGGCTTTTCTTTCATGTATAAACAGCACTTATTGCTTACCTTGAACGGCGCAATCTGATAATTCACACCCTCATTCTTGTTTTCGTATCCTGCGAACAGCTGCAGCCACTTCCTCGGTAGCTTCATCCGGCTATTCTTTGCAAAATGTCCTTGTGCTCCACATTCTCCAGTTATGATCGCGTGCCTGACCGTCTTATTGCGATCTGTTGGATTCTGTAACGTGTCAATTCGTCCTGCAATCTTCTTGCTGATCACTGGAAAACCAAACTCTTGTAAGATTTCTGTCTTTGGTTTTCCTGGTCGCAATGATATTACTCCAAGCTGCTTATGTACTTTGATAATGCTTTTATCTTCCAGGGATGATACTGACACTGCAGGTACATTGATCCCCCTACTTCTTAAAAACATCAAAAGCACAATGCTATCCAAACCTCCTACACTTACATGTGCATTCATTCCTCTGCGATCAAGTTCTTGTATAAACTCTCTTGCTCTTAGCTCTGCCCTTCTTACCTTCACCTCATATGGCAGATTCTGTTGCGCTGTGAAGATAGCTTTTTGTCTTTTCTTTTGCTCTTTCCAATCATCACTCATCTGCCTTTGTCTCCTTCTCACACCAGATACAACTTTTGTCACATTTTCTCCGTATTATAAATTTTTGAAACTTATCCGGACATAATCTCATCTCTTTAATTGGCTTACCCGTGATCTCACAGATATAACCTTCAAATTCCTTCTTGTTTACCATACTGCCACCGCCTCATGTAAATGTTCTCTTAATACATCTGCTGCCTCGTGTTGATTCTCATGCTCCAATAACTTAATCACATTCGGTAACACTCTTCGCCCTTTATCGATCACTTCCTGGTTTGATGCAATCATTTCTGCATTCATGTCGATGTTATAACGTTTCTTTAAATCTATTGCCATGTCTTCAAATGTTACAAAATGTTCTGCGTACTGATCCAGAGATACCAGGCACATGGATTTATGATTATATGCTTCTTTGAATCTTCGAAGTCTCTTTTCTCCAAAGCCTTCGCTATCTGCCAGTGCTGATAATGCTGTTGTCATGATGTTTCCATAGAGTGTTGTTGCTAGGATTTCAAAAGCTTTATCTAATCTGTCGTTGTCGATCAGAAGTCCAACTCTCAATGCTCCTCGCATCTGAAGCTCTTTTCTTAATCCATCAATTCCCTTTTTTTCTGCAATGCCTAACGCATATGCCATTCCTGCCATTCTGGCTTCTTGTTCTTTATCAAGCTTCCCCATTTTGACCATCCTTCTTTCTCATCATTGCAATATCATAAATTGTCCGGCAAATCTGCTCCCGTGTACTCCATGCTACGAACGAATTTCCAAATGCATTTGCCATTAACGAATCTGTTCCGGATCCATTTGCATCTCTAAACCATTTATTTCTTGGTTCTTGTAATACTTTCTGTGTATCTTCTTTGCATACACTCTTTTCAATTCTATCTACGATTTCTTGTTCTTTTTGCTCTGTCATTTTATCTTCCTTCTACTCAAACCGACCTGCACCAGATCCATACTGGTGCCACGCCGTGCATCTCATGTTCTCTTCTTCCTGCTTCTTTAGTTTCTCAGCTTCTCTTTTCTTCTCATCCAGGCACTCCTGCCGATATTCATCATCCCACTTCTTTAATGTCAGCTGACTGATCGTTGTCAGCTCTGACAGCTTCTTGTAGCTTATCCCTGTTGAGATGATCAGCCGGACCATTCCTTTCTTGAAATTATCTTTATATCTCATGTCGTTTTCTCAGACAGCTTGGTTCTTTACCTGATACAACGCCTTTATCTCTGATCGCTGATCTGTTATCTTTTGCCCGATCTTATAAAGTCTTGTGATTCTTCGTTTTTTGATTTGGAAAATTGTAAAAAACTAAATCTAATATTTGAGAAATTACATTTAAAAGAACCTGAAAAAATATGTTTGGTATTGATTGCTTGGTTAACAGTTACTTGAAGAATCCCTCAGGTAAAGAACCAAACTGTCTGATCGTACTCCTTTACTTATGATATCCGGCACAATTGCCTATATAGTGCCATCTTAAATCCTTGCACTTTGTCTCGTTTGCCCCCCCCTGTTATCTCAGGGTAGAAACGCTTATACCACTTCATCAGCGTTTTATGATCGATACCGGATGATCTACTGATTTCATTTGATGACATGTTATGCTTAATCCACAGTGTCACAACACGTCTTTTAAATCCTTTGCTGTAATCTGCCATCAATTCTCCTTTCTGCCCACTGCCTAAGGCAGTGGGCTCATGGCTTATACTGGCTGTTTCTTATGCGGTTAATAGTTACATGTGGTATATAATTTAGCTCTCCGGCTGATCACTGCCTGCATATGATCCCTTTGTGCTATTGTTGGTCACTTAAGATCATTCCTAAATCCACAGCTACCACGACTAATACTACGACTTTTTATTAAACAACAATCATGGTTTATAGTGTCTTGCAGGCAGTGATCAACCGGATAGTCTTATTTTTATTACATTGCTGCGAGTAACTTATTGATAAAGTACTGCTGCCCTTTTCCTGTAACTTTCGTGGTCTTGCTGATCTTCGTTGATCCATTTGGCTGATTGATCACTGTTTCCTTGATCTCGAATAGATCCATATCCATTGCTCGTTGCGTTGGCATATTCCAATCAGAGCCTTTTCTCTTGATCAGATAACCATTGCATCGCATCCATTCAAACAGTTTATTTTGCCCCGTCTGTACTCCGTTTTGACGAAGAATCTTAGCCAACTCTCCGATCAGGATAGATGTATCACTCGTGGAAACTGCATCCGCAAATATCTCTTTTGGCTTCATTCTTTCGTTATCCTCAATCAGTATTGCGTTGTCTGATTTGAGCTTGTCTATCGTTTTATCTGCCATCTTCAATGCTCTTGCAAATATCTGCTCTGGTGTATTCCAGGCTTTCTCAAGATCCAAGAAATACTGTCGGATTTGCTTTCCTTCAGGTGATCTCTGAATCATACAAATCTGCTTTGCCATGTCGATGGAAATCAGAAAGTCCGTCTGAGGTCTTCCATTGTGTTCTACAGTTTTACTCTTTTTTGAGTAAAAGTCTTTAGACTCTTCAAAGCCATATTCACACATTCTTGGAAACCAATCGTTAAATCTTGTTTTGATGTTTAACTGCTCATGTAAATCTCTTGCTGACACTGTTGGCTCTTCCGCTTCGTAGTTAACAGCAATCAATTTGCTCATTTCGTTCATGTCAAATCTCATCTCCTAACTGTTTCTGTAACAACTGCTGTTCCAAAGAATCAAAATCATAGTCCCTTTGACAATTTAATTCCCCCGGAGTTTTTTCACTCTGTATTCTTTCAGGTTTTTCGTAATTTGCATCCAAGTAATCTATGTATCCAGAGTTAAAAAACGTGCTGCCATTTTGAGGCTTTCTCCAGTCATCTAACGCCAAGTCCGCCTTGTATCGGTCAATGGCACGACTTAATTCGTCGAATCCGATATCAAGTAAACGCCTCTTATTGGCATCTGAGACTTTCCCCTTCCCACGTTTCTGAGGGTATAATTTCCAAACTCTCTCAAACAGTGCATCTGCTTCAGATTTGCACATAGTATTTTTATTTATATCTTTATCTTTATTCTTTATCTTTATCGGCTTTTTTGGGTTTTTAGTTTTTTTTTCGATTTCT